GCGGCGGGTTGCGGCGCTGGGGCCGGTGCGGGTTCTGTTGCCGGACACGTTGGCGGTTCACTATCCGGGTGACCCCAGGGCGGTGGGCCTGGTGTCGTCGGCCACGTTGCGGAAGTACGTCCCGGCGGTGGGGCGCCTGGTGGCGGAACGTGGGCTGACGTTCCGGGAGTCGGATGAGGCCCTGACCACTCAGGTGTTGACGGCGGTGGCCGTGGGGAATGGGGACGGTGCGCTGACGTTGGACGCCAGGCGGTCCCCCGGTCCCATAACCCTGGCCCGGTGCATGGTGTGGGCGGTGGGTGAAGTCCTGCGGCCCGCGTCCCCCAGGCCGGTGGTGGTGACCGCGTAACGGCATGTAACGCGAGCGGCGCCGGCGGCTGCAGCTCACGCCGGCCAGGCCCGATTCCCTCATGAAACACGCCATGTAACACTGCAACGCAACTGCAAGAAATGGTGTAGGGTTGCGCCCGTGGCACTGTGGCCCGTTCGCGCGCAGGCGGCGCAATCCGCCGTCCAGGCATCCATGGCGGTGGCCCCTGACCCTGTTCCCGTGGGGTTCCCCCCGGGCTGGTCCCAGCCCGCGTCCGGGGATGGCCCCGTGACCCGCCGCGAGGCCCTGTCCGTTCCTGCGGTGTCCCGGGCGGTGGACCTGGCCGCCACGACGGTGGCCGCGCTCCCGGTGGAACACATCGTGACCGACGCGGAGAAGGGCACCCGGGTGCGGACCCGGCCCACCACGTTCATGGACCAGCCCGAACCTGACCGGCCCCGCTACGCCACCCTGGTGGACACGTCCCGGGACCTGATTCTGGAGGGCCGCGCGTTCTGGATTGTCACGGACAGGTACGCGGACGGGTTCCCCCGGTCCGTGAAGTACGCGCCACTAACTGACGTTGCGGTGTCCACCGATGATTACGGGGACACCCGCGTGGTGACGTATCGCGGCAGGCCGGTGCGACCCACTGACGTGATCGGGTTCTACGGGTGGCACGACGGCATCGTGAACCACGGCGGGCGCATCATCCGCACCGCGCTGGCGCTGGAGAACGCGGCCCGCCGTTACGCGGACGCGCCCCTGCCGTCCCTGATTGTCCGCAACACGTCGAACTATGAACTGTCCCCCACGGAGATTACGGAACTGTTGGAAGGCGTGAAGCGTGCCCGCCAGGCGTCCGCCGTGGGTTACGTGAACGCCGGTGCAGAACTGGACACGATGGGGTGGGACGCGGCCCAACTGCAACTGGTGGAGGCCCGCGTGTTCACGAACGCGGCCATAGCGAACCTGTGCGGCATCCCCGCGCACTTCATCGCCGCGTCGAACGTGGGCGGTTCGTCACTGACGTACGCGAACGCGTCACAGGAAGCCCGCACCCTGGTGGACTACGGGCTGAAGCCGCTACTGGCGGCGCTGGAATCGCGCCTGGGCATGGCGGACGTGACACCGCGCGGTCACACGTGGCGGTTCGAACTGGACGCCATGTTGCGCGGAAACCCCATGGAGCGTTCGCAGTTATACCACTCACTGATTCCGCTGGGTGTTCTCACTGTGCAGGAAGCGCGGGAATGGGAAGACCTGACACCCAAGGCCGACACCGACCATCCCCAGCCCGCGCCCGCGTCACCGAATCCTGGAGGACCAGACGATGCGCCTAACCGCTAACTACCGCGTGACCGCCGCCGACCTGGAGGCGCGCACGATCACCGGCCAGGTGGTGCCGTTCGGTGCCACCGGCCACACCAGTGCAGGCCCCACCGTGGTGGACGCCGCCGCCGTCACTGTCCCGGACCGCGTGCCCCTGCTGGTGTCACACGATGACGACAGGCCCGTGGGCCGCATGACCGGGCACCAGGTCACGGAAGACGGCATCACCGCCACGTTCCGCATCATTGGCACGTCCGCCGGTGATTCTGCACTACTGGAGGCCGCGGAAGGTGTGCGCGACGGCCTGTCGGTGGGCCTGGACGTGGACACGTCCCGCGTGGACGAATCTGGCGCCCTGGTCATCACCGCCGCCACGCTCCGGGAAGTTTCCCTGGTGACGTTCCCGGCGTTCGACGCGGCCCGCGTCACTGACGTGGCCGCCACCCACACAGACCCCACCCCCGAACCAGTCCCCGCCGAATCCGGCGAGGACGACACCCAACAGGAGGAACCCACCGTGGACGACACCACGACCCCCAGCGGCGGCGAGGTTGTCGCCGCGGCCCTGCCCCGCATCACCGTTACCGCCGAGGCTTTCCCGTATGGCAACGGTGACCATTCGATGTTCCGCGACATGATCGCGGCCCGTTACGACGACGACGCCGCGCGCCGCGTGCACGCCGCCCAGGCCATGATCACCGCCGCCGCTAAGTCCGCGGACGTGGCCGACGTGATCCCCCCGGGTTACCGCCCGGACCTGTACGTGGCGGAGCAACCTGTCCCGCGCCCGTTCATTGACGCGTTCGCCCGCTACGGCATCACCGACGCCACCCCGTTCAAGGTTCCCGCGTTCGGGGATTCCGCGAACATGGTCCGCAGTCACGTGGAAGGCACGAACCCCGCCGCGGGCACGCTCACGGTCACGGACGTGACGGTGACCCCGCAGGCCGTGTCCGGCATCTACGACATCTCGCGGGAGGCGCTGGACGCGTCGAACCCGTCACTGGACGCCATCATTATGACGGCCATTCGTGAGGACTACGCGGCACTGTCTGAGGGTCTTTGCGCTGACGCCATCCAGGCCGGTGCCACAGCCAAGACTGGCCCCAGCACCACGCTAGGCATCATGGGCGCCGCGTCGGACTTCATGCAGGCCCGCGGACTCCCCGCGGACCGCATCCTGGCCAGCGGTGACACGTTCACCGCGCTGGTCACGGAGAAGGACGGCGGCAACCGCCCCATGAACCCGTTCGCGGGTGCCATGAACGCGGACGGGTCCGTGTCGTCTGCCGCCAGTGCCCTGTCTGTCGGCGGCCTGGCCGTCCGCCACGCCTGGGCCGCCACCGCCGCCTTCGTCGTCGCGCGTTCCGCTGACGCCGCCACCTGGGAGTCCGGCCTGCGGACGTGGCGCTGGGAGGAAGTCGCTGGCCCGGCGAACATTCGGTTCGCCGCGTTCGGCTACGTCGCCGCCGCCGTTCTGCGGCCCACAGGTGTCGTGAAGGTCCCCGCCGTCGGCGGCACCGCCGCTAAGTAACCCCCCGGCGTGGTGGGCGGTTACGTGCCTCGTCACCGCCCACCACACCACCCACACCCCCGCGCAGAAAGGAACCAGGACCATGGCCGAATGGCTAACCACCGCACAGGTGGCCGCGTACCTGGGACTAATCCTGGACGACACCACACAGGCGCGACTGGCGCCCGTCGTCGGTGCCGCGGCGGCGTGGGTGGAACGTGCCCGCCCTGACCTGGACTTCACGGCCACGACGCCGGTGGACGTTCACCAGGGCGCGGTCATGTACGCGGCCCTGCTATTCCAGCAGGCCGCCTCCCCTACCGGGATGCCTGCCTATGACGACCTGGGGTCCTACACCGACCCCGGCGCGTCCATGGGCCAGGTGTACCGCCTGGTGGGGGCACGCCGCCCGGTGGTGGCGTGATGGAGGGACTACGTGAGGCGCTGACCGCGCTGGAATCGGAACTGGCCACCACAGGCGTGCGGGTCTGCACTGACCCGGGCACGTTCTCCCCGCCGTGTCTGCTGGTCGAGGCGCCCAGCGTGATCAGCGCGACACAGGGCGCGTACACGCTCACCGTTCCCGTGTCACTGGTCGCACCCCAGCCCGCGAACCGCGCCGCGCTGGACTTCCTACTGGCGCACCTACCCGCGGCCCTGGACGCCTGCCAGGCCCGCCAAGCCGACCCGGGTATCTACTCCCCCAACGGCACGCAGAACTTCCCGTCTTACCGCATCACCGCCACCATTACCGTGAGGAGCATCTAGACATGCCAACACTGACTGATTCGCGCCTGGGCCCGGGCACCATGTCCCTGGGTTCCACTGACTACGGCACCCAGGTGTCGAACGTGCGACTGGTCCCGTCGAATGACACCGCAGACGGCACCCCCACCCTGGGCATCCCCACCCCTCCCCCACTGATCACCACCACGTGGGAGTTGCAGGGCGAGGCCATCCAGGACTGGGAGAACGCGGACGGGTTCGTGGAGTATTGCCGCACGAACAACAACACCACCGTGGCGTTCTCATGGGTGCCCAACACCGGGAAGGGCGTCACCTACTCCGGCCAGTGCACGATCACGGCGGTGGAGATTGGCGGAGACGTTGCCTCCCAACTGACCACATCATTCACGTTCGCGGTGGTCGGTGACGTGGCCCGCGCGGCGGGCCCCGCGACCCCGGCCCCGGCCAGCACTAAGTAACCGACAACAGGAAGACGAGGCACACACCATGTTCACCCAGGCACTCACAGTGAACTACCTGGACGGCACCACCACGGACGTGACGACAACACAGGCGGACGTGGCGGCGTGGGAAATGTGGACGGTGAAGCGCGGCCTACGCGCGTCCGCCCCTGACCGCACCGTCATGCAAGACATGCCCGTGACGTTCCTGCGGTTCGTGGCCTGGTCGGCCCTACACCGGCCAGGCACCGGGCCGCGCCCGGACTTCGACCTGTGGGCGGACCAGGTGGCGGAAGTCGCCGTGGAGGACGCGGAACCGGCGGACCCTACCCCGACGGTCACCCCGGGCGACTAATAGCCGCCCTGGCCGTGGCCACCCACATAGCCCCTTCGGTTCTGTGGGACCAGAACCCGCGGGACCTGGCCACCCTGGTGGCGGTCCTGGAGGAACAGAACAGGAAGGCGGCACGGTGACCGGCCTGGGATTCGACAGCACGCCACGCGCTGGCGATTCCCTGGACAACGTGGTGGCACTGCCCACAGGCGACGGCAGGAACGTGCAGATAGTTGGCCTGTCCGACGTTCTGCGAATGTTCAACGGCCTGGAGAAAGATCTACGCCGGGAGGCGAACGGGGAACTACGGCAGGCCGCGCGGAAGATTGCGGACCGCCTCCAGGTGAAGATCCAGGGCGCGTCCGGGCCTGCCCCGCAGACCGCCGCGGTGCGGCGCACCGCACGCGCACGAAATGACCGCATCGTGAAAGTGGCACTACCAGGAACGAACATTCCGTTCGCGCGTGGATCGGTGGGTGGCACCCGCCGCGGCGCGGTGGCGTTCGGCGCTAACTACGGCCCCGCCGGGTCGGTGAACTATTACCAGGTGCCCCGCAACACGGGCGGGTACTTCGTGGAACCAGCGGTGGACCAGTCCATGGCCACGGCATCCGACGACTACCAGAACGCGCTGGTGTCCATCATGCGGAAGTGGGGACTGATCTAATGGCCAGCGGCCCGGAGATTATTGTCAAAATCGGTGCCGACACTGCGGGCGCCATATCCGGCATCAGCCGCGTGAACTCCGCCCTGGGGTCGAAAATGACCGGGCTGGAGAAGTTTCGGGCCGGGGTGGATCGGGCGTTCCTGCCCGCGGTGGCCGCGCTGGGTGCGCTGGGTGTGGCCGCGTTCGACGCCGCCCAGAAAGCGTCCGACCTGGCCGAAACCCAGTCGAAGGTGGGCGTCATCTTCGGGGACGCTTCCAAGTCCCTGGACGCGTGGGCGCTGGCCGCGCCCCAAGCGCTGGGCCAGACGCAACAGGCCGCCCTGGACGCGGCCAGCACCATGGCCACGTTCGGGAAGTCCGCGGGACTGACCGGGGAAGACCTGGTGGGGTTCTCCACTGACCTGGTGAACCTGTCCAGTGACCTGGCGTCATTCCACAATGCTGAACCGCAGGAAGCGGTGAACGCGCTGGGCGCGGCCCTGCGCGGTGAGTCCGAACCCATGCGCCGGTTCGGTGTGATGCTGGACGATGCCACGCTGAAAGCGGAAGCCATGGCCCTGGGCATCTTCGACGGCACCGGGTCACTGACCGCGCAACAGAAAGTCCTGGCCGCCCAGGCCGCCATTATGAAACAGACCGGGGACGCACAAGGCGACTTCGCGCGGACCGCGGACGGCGCCGCGAACCAGCAACGCATCCTGAAAGCGACACTGGAGCAGACACAGACGGAACTGGGCACCGCGCTCCTGCCGGTGTTGCAGGCCGTCACCGGGTACCTGGCGACGTTCGCGGGCTGGGCGCGTGAGAACCAGTCCGTGGTGAAAGCTTTGGCCATCGGTATCGGTGTCCTGGCGGGTGCCGTGGTGCTGATCAAGGCGGGGATGGTGGCGTGGCAGGCCGCCACCGCCGCCGCCGCCGCCGTCCAGTGGGCGCTGAACGCGGCCCTGGCCGCTAACCCCATCGGCCTGGTGGTGATCGCCATCGCCGCGCTGATCGCGGCGGTGGTGCTGGCGTATCAGAACGTTGAATGGTTCCGGGATGCCGTGGACGCGGCCTGGGCTGGCATCCAGGCGGCCATCTCGGCGGTGGTGGACTGGTTCATGGACACGGCCTGGCCCATCATTCGGCGCGTCATTGACTTCATGGTGGCCTATTACAAGGCCCTATTCACCGCCGTGAAGTACGTGTGGGATGGAATCTGGCGGGCGGTGGAAGTTGTCGTGTCCTGGTTCCAGAACACCGCGTGGCCGATTATCCGCCGCGTTGTGGACTTCATCGTGGCCTATTACCGGACCCTGTGGGAAGGCGTGAAACTGGTATGGGCTGGCATCCAGGCCGCCATCCGGGCGGTGGTGGACTGGTTCCAGAACACGGTGGCCCCCATCATCCAGACGGTGGTGGGTGTCGTCCGCGGTCACTTCGACGTACTGAAGCGCGCCGTGTCCACGGTGTGGGATGCCATCCGCGACGCCATCCGGGCGGTGGTTGCGTGGATTCGTGATACCGCGTTCCCGCCGCTACGCCGCGCCATCGAGGTGCTGGGGGACGCGTTCCAGACGTTCCGCGGTGTCGTCGTCGGTGCGTGGGATGCCATCCGCACCGCGGTGTACAACGCGTGGGTGTTCATCACTGAGAAAGTGCGGGCCATCCAGTCCGCCATCCAGAACATCCCCGTGGTCGGTGGCGTGTTCGGTGGTTCCACCCGTTCCGTTCTGCCGCTGGGTGTAGCCCGCGGGAACGTGCTCGCCACGTCCGGGACCGCTACCGCTACCGCCGCCGCAACCACGGCCCCGGTCATCGTCGTGAACGGTGCCCTGGACCCCGTGGCCACTGCCCGCCAGATACGCCGCATCCTGCGGGAAGACGCCCAGCGCATGGGCCAGGTCCGGGTGGCGTCGTGACCATCCACCAGGCCGTGGTCACCATCACCCCGGACGGCCAGACCCCTGTGACCATCCAGGACGACGTTCTGGTGGGCGCCACCATCCACCACGGGCAAGGCGACCTGTGGGACACCGCGGACCCGTCCACCCTGTCCCTGACAGTCCTGGACCCCACCGGGTCCATGCGGTCCCTGTTCGACTTCACCACCCGGGTGGCCATCACCGTGACCGGCCAGGTGCGGTTCACCGGCTGGGTGGCAGACATGCGGGCCACCTACGACAGTCCCGGGTGGGTGCTGGACGTGATCGCGGTGAACAGGTGGACGGCGCTACGTACCACTGTGGTTCCGGCCCGCCCGCGGGAAACTGCCGCGGACCGCATCCTGGCGGTGGCCCTGGAAGCGGGACTGACTGAGGACCTACTGGTGGACCCGGCGGAGTCGGTGACCCTGCTGGCCGCGGCAGACGCCGCAACCCCCTATGACCTGGCCGCGTCCGCCGCGGCCCATGACCTGGGACTACTGGCACCGACCCGCGCCGGTGGCATCCACTACCACGGGCGGGAACGCCTGGCCGCGTCCCAACTGGTGAAGGCCGTCCTACCCGCGTCTGGTGTGTTCGTGGACGCAGTGTGGACGCGGGCCGTGGGTGACCTGTCCACCACGGTGGTGGCCCAGTACGGCACCGATAACCCGCAGGCGTTCGTGGCCGCCGATGACGTGGCCCTGCGGGACGCGCTGGGCCGCGCGGACGTGTACCTGATCGGGGACCAGTACGCCACGCAAGCGGACGCCCAGGAAGCGGTGGACACGGCACTACCCCGCCGAACCGCCCGCATGTGGCACACCGAAACCCTGACGGTGGACCTGGCGTTCCCCGCGTTCGACCCTGCCCGAACCGGGAACGTGCTGGCCCTGGAAGTGGGGGACGTGGTGTGGGTGACAGGCGCCCCCGCCCAGTCCCCCGCCGGTGAAACTGAAACATACGTGGTGCTGGGGTGGACTGAAACCCTGGACGGCACCAGCCACACCCTGGACCTGGCGGTAGCGGAATACGAACTGATTAGGGAACGCGCCCGGTGGGGCAACGTGGCCATGTCGTGGCAGAACGCGGGCCAGGCCCCGGTGGGTTCCTACGCGTTCACACCGCCGACGCTGGCGCCGGGGGTGGGCGCATGAACTACGCCACCACCCCAGTGCGGGCCATCCCGTACCTGACAGACGACACGGCCATGGCCGACGTTCCCGCGGTGTTGCGTCTGCTGGCCGAACGTGTCGAACACCTACTAACGGAAGCGGGCTAACACAGTGGGAACCACACCTAAGTACGGCCTGCCGTACCCCGAACCCACCACGCTGATCACCGAATCCGCGGCCATCGTGAAAGACCTCGCGGAGAAAATCGACACGGCACTGTCCGCGGTGGCCCTGTCCGACACGTACACGGTCCCGGGGACCCTGTTGCAGACGTTCACCGCGTCCGGCACATTCACACCCCCCGCGGGTATCACCGTCGTGAGTGTTGTCGTGATCGGTGGCGGCGGCACCGGCACCGAGGGGTCGATGACTGGTCACCCGGGTGGGTCTGGTGGTGGTGTGCGGGTGTTCCACGACGTGCCCGTATCGGGACCCGTGGCGGTAACTGTCGGCGGCTCACGCACCGCGTCATCGTTCGGGACACTCACCGCGCCCGGTGGATTCACCGCCGCCCTGGACCCGATACGCGGGTCTGGGTCCCCAAACCTGGTGCATACCGCCGACTGGATGCACCGCCCCTCTGAGGGCGGCCCCTCCGGGGGTGGCGTCGGGCATAACCGCGCGGGCTATCCCGGGGTGCTGGTGAACGGCACCCGGTACGCCGGAGGTGGTGGTGGCGGGTACATCAGCACTAACGGTCCCGCTGGGAATGTGCTGGGCGGTGACGGTGGCGGTGGCCGTGGGCAGAACCCGAACGGGACCGGCGCCGCGGACCGACAGGCGCAACCCGGTGTGAACGGGCTGGGCGGCGGGTCGGGTGGCGGGTATCCGACACCGCCGGGCGGTACTGGTCGGGTGATGGTATTCGCGGCGCAACCGGCCCCGGCCCGGATGGGCCGCGCCACCGACGAATACGCACCCGCCGTCCCCGAACTGGTCGCGGCCCTGGACGACACCGGCACAGTCACCGGACTGTACGCCGTCGTGACCGCGGGCGACGGGCAAGCGAACACGGTCCCCTACCCCGCCGCCCCTGTTCCGACAGGACGCACGGTCACGTTCCCCGCGGGAATCATGGGACCCGACGCGGTTACGCAACCAGACACCGCGTGGCCCACCATCGGCTGGACCTACACCGACAACACATGGAAGGAACCCACGACATGAACCCGGAAGACCTGGACGACGACACCGACCCCGGCACACCCCCCGCCGACCTCGACCCCGAAACCCTCGAGGAACACCCGGAGGACCGATGCTGAACCCGACACCGAAAGACATCAAGGCCGCACTACGGGACTGGGTGCCCGAACGCCTGCTGACATTCCGGCCAGGCTGGAAAGACCGCGGCAGGCCGTGGTCCCACGGCATCCGCGCCGTGTTCATCCACCACTGGGCCGGAACCGGCGACGGCGGCCAGGCATGGATGGAACAGAACGGAACCAGCACATACCCCTACGCCAACTGCACCGTGAGACGCGGCACCGACACATCCAAGGACGGCCAGGTCATCATCATGTCCGCACTGTCCGCCTGGCACAGTGGCAGCGGCGGGCCGTGGCCCCGCGCAGGCATCCCCCGCGACTCCGCCCACCTGATGGCGTGGGGTGTGGAAATGGAAGGCCCCCTGTCATCCACCAGGTACGGCACCGACGACATGACAGACGCCCAGTGGGAGTCCACCGCCGCGGTGTGTTGCGCCATCCGGGAAGTGGCCGGTTCTGACGCCTTCCCCAACTTCCAGCGCGTCATCCGGCACGCCGACTGGACAGACGGCACCGCCGGAGTGGACGGGCACGTGGCCACACCCGGGCGGAAAAATGATGTGTGGCGGCCCACCGCCGACATACGTAAGGCCGTGAAGCGAACCTGGGTGGAGGCTGGACGATGAACCGGGACATGGTGGCACTGTTCGGCGTGATCGGGCTGGGCGTGGCCGGCCTGGTCATCCTGGCCGCCGTGATCGGGCTGGTGGTCCTGGGCCTGTCCGACGCGGAAGCGGACGCGGTGACCGCGCTGGCTGGCATCGGTGGCGCGGTGGCTGGTGGCCTGGGTGGCTGGATGCTCCGCGGGAACGTCGGCGGGGACCAGGCCGCGGACTAGGACACGCCGGGAAAGTCGAAACTGCCCCGGACTGTCGGCGCTATGGTCTACCCTGACATGGTGATGCCCCCGATAGGCGGGGGCACCGACAGGGAATCTAGCAGGGTCCCGCTGAGGACAGGGCAGGCACACGCCGATAGCCCCGATTATGTCCGACAGCGGATAGGCCGCCGCTGGTTCCCAGATAGGGGAACCAGCCGTGAACCATCCACACATCACCGCCGTACCTGACACCGTGTCAGGAATCGCCCACAGTGGAGCGCAACGGGCACCACTGTGGGCGGCCATGACCCGCCCCCACGCCGCCCCCGCGGCCACCATCACCTACACCACCAGCCACCGCACCCGCACCCGGGTGAAGGCGTACGCCGACACGGAATCGTCCTGGCCCCACGTCGTCATCCAGGCCACCGTGGGCGACACCACCCGGGTCACGTTCGACCTGTCCCGCGCCGCCGCCCTGCAACTGGCCGCGGGCCTGCTGGACGCCGCCGACGCGCTCCCCGGCGAGGCCACCGAATGACCCGCCACCCCGCATCGTCCACATTCGTGTACCGGCCCGCCGCCCTCCCGGACGAACTGGCCGCCCTGATCGCCTACGGCGCCACCCCCCAGGACTGTGACCTGTGGATGGGCACACTGCGCGGCGGCTACGGGGTCCTACGGGTCCGGGTCGCAGGGATGACCGACACCACCCGGCCCATCCAGGCCCACAGGTTCATCTACGAAGTGGCCACGGGTGTGGCCATCCCGAAGACCCGCAACGGTGAACCCGTCGAACTAGACCACCAGTGCCGCAACCCGCGGTGTGTGAAACCCACACACATGGAACCCGTGGCCAAGTCCGTGAACCTGTCCCGGCGCGTGTTCAAGCCCCAGGCGGTGAAGCGCTAATGGGGTTCCTCTACTGGGCCGCCGTGTTCGTGGGCCTGCTGGCCCTGGTGTGGCTGGTGAACAAGGCCATGGACCGCGCCACGAATGGGCGCCGCCGCCACCCCGATGACGTAGCGGGCCAGGTCCACGACTTCCAACGCGCCCGCGACGCGCTCGCACGTGACCGGGCGGCCCGTAACCGCCGCTGGTACTCCCCCACCACTTCCACCGACAACACAGACGAGGCCACCCGATGATGAACCTAGACAACTACGAAGACGTACAAGCCCGGATCACCCGCTGGTACGGCAACCACCCCACCGCCCGAATCTCCACGCGCCTGGAACACATCTACACCGACGACCAGGGCGGCCTGGTGTCGTGCGTGGTGTCCGCCAGTGTGTACCGGGACCAGGAAGACGCCCAGCCCGCCGGGACAGGTCTGGCGCAGGAACACCGCACGGACCGCGGGGTGAATGTGGCGTTCGCGCTGGAGAACTGCGAAACCAGCGCCATAGGCCGCGCCATTGTGAACGCGGGCCTGGCCCCGTCCACTGGGCAGCGCCCGTCCCGTCAGGAAATGGAAAAGGCCGCCGCCGTGAAGACACGGAAGGCCGCCCCACAGTCCACCGCGCCCGGACGCGGTGATGAGGGGGTGGCCGCAGACACCCCCCTATCGTCCGCGGTCACCCCCGCCCCCACGATGGGCGAGGCCATCGGGAACGTCGTGGACGCCATGCCCGGTTCCCGCATCATCGAACAGGGCGAGACACCCGCACCGGCACCCGCGCAGGACCCCAACCAGGTGTGGGGGGTGGCACCGCAGAACGAACAGGCCGCCCCGTCTGAGAAACAACTAGGGCTAGTGAAAGTCCTCCTACGCAAGACCGGCCTAACGGACCCGGCCCTGGCCCGCACGTTCGTCGCTGACGTGCTGGGCGGCCCTGTCGCGTTCGAAGCCTTGACGAAGCGGCAGGCGTCCGACCTGATCACCGCGCTGAAAGAAGAAGAAGACCGGCAGGCGAACAGTGCCCCCAACGAAGCCAAATATGAGGACCCGTGGGCAGGCGAACCGGGGGCGGGGTTCTGACATGGCCATGTTCACTTTCCGGGTACGCCACCAGGACACAGACACCCCCGTGGAACTGCGGGTGCATGAGGACGGCATGTCGTCCGCGTACGGCATCACCGCCGAACAGGCCGCCCTGCTGCTGGTCCAACTGGACCGCGTCGTGCGCCAGGCGGTGAACCCATGACCGCGGCGCAGGCCGCCCTGTTCGACCTGGACGACGCCCGCGCCCGCCGCGACGCTGGCGCCCAGGCCGCCACCGACAACACCCCCACCTGGTCCGAACTGGCCCAGTCCTGGATCAGCGACCAGGCCCCCGGGACCGTGTTCACGTCCGAGGACATGACCGCGGCCCTGGGCCTGCCCCGTGGTGGGGTCGGCCAGCACCGCAATAACGCGGTGGGCGCCGCCATCCTGGCCGCGTCCCGCCACGGGGTCATTCACCGCACCGGCTACACCCAGTCTCGCCGCCCGGAGTCCCACGCCGCCGTCATCGCCGTGTGGGAACGCGCAGGGAACCCGTGGTGACCGCGCCCGTGTCCTGGCCCCCAGGTGTCGTCCCGGTGCGGTGCCGCCAATGCGGCCTGTGGTGCCTCCAGGGCCGCCGCTGCCCCGCCTGCGACCCCGCCACGGCCCACGCCTACTCCACCCATTCATGGGAGCGCGTGGACGGAACACCCACGTGTCTGGAGTGTGACGCGAAAGTGTGGCACCTGGACGCGTGGAAGCCCTGCCCGGAAGCGGTGTGGCCATGACCGACACCGGATAACCAGCGAACGGCCTACCGCCCACGACAGGCCAGGAAACCCCGACACGGGGAGCGCGTGGGGCGCGATTGACCGGGTGCCAGACATCCTTCCCGGCCTCGCGGCAGGCGCCAGCCAATAGGCGAGGACTGCCCAACACCACATAACACGGGGGTGGGCACGGGCATCCCCCTCCAGGGGATTCCCGGGACCCGCCCAGACAACAGCGCACGCGGGGAACGCCCCCGCAGGGCGTTACCCGCAACTACCGGAAGGAAACGCCGACCCATGCCCCGGCCAGCACGAACCACCGAAACCGCACCCACCACCCCCCTGATCATCGACATGCACGACTTCCGACCCGACCCCGACCAGAACGGCACACACTGCAACTGCGGACTACCCCGACAGAACCGC